GATACTATTATTTATACAGACCCGCAGAAGCACACCGTCTTATTACATGTTTTCCCGCAGTCCTCTTTATCATCATCCGTTTTTCTGTACAAATCATTCAACTCATCAATAAGGCATTCAATATGTTGCTCCTGTCCTTTATGCACAGCGTGTTCTAGTTGTTTTTTTGTTGGTTTATCTGTTGTTATATACGATTTTATATAATCACAACTAATACTATAATCAATATACTCTTTTATTTGTTCTATTGTACTCTCTTGAATTTCTTCATTATCGGAATCTGAATCTGACATTATATATATTATTTTAGATTATTTTTTTAGATTATTTTTTAAAATATAATAAATATTATATAATCCTAATTCTTTGATCATTTTATTTAAATATCTACATTCTCGATTTTCACATATACTATCTTCTAATCCTACATATTCTTTACATAATTTACAATAAACCATATACTAAATTATAATCCTATTTCTTTATATTTTTAAAATAAAAAACTATTTCTTTTATAAAATGAAATATTTCTTTTTTCTCTTCTAAATTTATTTTTCGTTTTTATAATTTCTCTATACTTTCTATATTCATTATATGTTAAATTACGACGACGACGACGTACTATAATTTTTTCTGGTATAGGGGGGCTAAAATTTGCTCTACATATAGGACAAGTATTTATTTTATGTTGATTCAATTTTTTAAAACAATCAATACAAACCCAATGACTACAACCATCTAAATATTCTTTACATTTTTTATTAACTTTAGTATAACATATACTACATTCCATATTAATATATATGTGATATTTAATCAAAAGATATAATATAATTATTATGAATTAATTTGACTGGTTGTACAACTTCATTAGTTGATATTTTCCACGTGCGATGATCTAAATTAGTGCCCCTATAGTACGCTTTTTGATAGCGTAGGTTTTCCGCCCTTTTCAATGCCAATTTACTAATTTGTTGATAATATAATTTTTTATCATCTAATAACATTTGTTTGTTTTTAACATAATAGTCATGTTGATATTCTAAATTTTTTTTTCTATTTACTATATTATATTCTTTTTGATACGCTAAACGTTTTTCACGATTTTTATAATAATGTTGTAATGATATCTGTCGTTTTTTGTCTTTTTCTTCTTCACTCAAATTTTTATAACACATTAAATAATAAAATATTTTATTATTTAAAAGTAAATTATATAGTTATAATAGAAATTTTAAAAATCCATGTTTTTGGTAATGAATTCATACACCTTATAAATATAAATATAAATATTTATATAGTTGATATTCTACAACGTGGTTCGTGATCATGATCGTTTGTATCTAACTCAGATGTACAGGAACTATCGCAACATTTAGAACTACATTTAAATTTAATTTTGAACATGCAGTGTTTTAATAATTTATATATCCCCATATTAAATTATACTAGATTAATTTTCATTTTCTTTTTTTTCTTTCATCATTTCCTCTGCTTCCTTTATTAAATCTTCATATGGGAATTTATCTGTATCATTATATATTCGCAACCTTCTATTATAATCTTTTACTGAGGATTCTAGCGTTGGTTTATTCCATAATAACAGCATAGATAAGTACCCTGCACGGGTTGGATCATCCGTTTTTAAATCTTTCGCATGGCGAATAATATATTGGTTTCGTCTGTCTATATCTTTATGAAGACGGTAATCGTTTTGTTTATCATCAGGATTGTTATACCCGAAATTAGTTGTTTTTTCAGTAAATTTCTTTGCCCCTTTGCTAGTTTTAATTTGAAATAGTGCCACTAATTTTTTAGATTCCTTCAACGATTTTTTTATTGATATTAATTTTATAAACATATTATATTATATATTAGATTATTTTTATTTATTATTATTTATAAAATTAATATGTTTTTTAGTTTTATTATGTCTTGGTTTATTACATTTGGTAATAGTCGCCCCACATTCACATGTTATTTTTTCTTTTAATTTTTCATTTATTTTTTGTTTATTTTTTTGATAATATTTTTTACTATATTTTTTATAATATTCGTTATAATTATTATATTGTTTATTTTTTTGATAATATTTTTTGTCATATTCATTTCTTTTTTCTCTGTTGTCTTCATAATATTGTTTGTGATATTCTTTTTTTTTTTCTTTGTGTTCTTTTGCTGTTCTACATGGAATATTACAGTTTAATACACTATTATTTTTTTCAATATATTCTCGTTCTATTTTATGTAATTCTAATTTACTTTCACATGATACAGTATCTATTAAAATCATTGACCAATTAACCCATCCTCCATTATCTCTTATACATTTATAAAGTTTAAGATGATGTAGTTTACCATTAATATTATTACAACATGATTTATGGAGTTGCTTTCGTTTTGTAAAATTTGTAGTTGAACCAATATATATTTCTTTTATTTTCAAATCATTACAACATAATTTATATATCATAGATTTATTATAATTTATCATTTATAACAAATATATTAATTATGCCTTTTAATGCTTTTTAATGTTTAACTACTCTTAGTGATATGCTCTGAGTTGAGTTTGAACTATTTTCAATTCTTAAATATTTAGGTGGACAATCTAGAAATAAATCAATAGAAATATTACCTGATAAACTAGTCGGACTAATTTCATTTGTATATTGCCAATCATAAACACCACCATTTAAAACAGAGGCGTATTGAATTTCTAATTTATGATTTGTTCCTACATTTCCATATATTCGTATTTTTGATGCTCCTGATAAATCCAACGGGTCGGTAAAAGAACCTGATGTCCATGTAGGATTTTCATAAGTTAAAACATCTTGTTGACTAAAAGTTAATGTTTTTAATAATCCTTCGGTATTTGATTTTAAAACTTTAAATGTATTTGTTACATCATCAAATGCCGATATAGTATTACCTACTTTTGCTACTAAATCAAAATTTTTTTCAGTAATAACTCCGTTATCATCATCAGATTTAAAACCTACTAAATTAATACAATGTGCTACTGTATTTATAGGATCACTTGTATCAGTACCAATAGACATATATAAAATCTCACCATCATTTCCACTACCATCTATTGCTACATCGGTATGTTTATATTGTTGAACATTAAAATCAATATCTAATTTTGGTTTATTTACTGCAGCAAATAAGACGCATTCGACGCCTAGACTAGTAAAATTACTATACTCAAATGTATATGTCCATTTACTATTATACCAGGGTTGTGCATCTGTACCATCACCAAGTGGTTTAGTATAAATATGAAAAAATGGCATAGATGCTCCATCAATAAATAATTTAGCATATATGGTTTCAATATGCGAGTAGCGAATAACCTCTGCAGTACCTCCAAATTTATAAAGATTATATTTAGTCCCTGCTACGGTATTTTGGAAGTACATACCATCTCTAAAACTTGGGTCAGCACGAGGAACTATTGTGCTATCTGCTAATAGTAAAGAAGCGCCTGTAGTACCCAGATATATCTGAGACCGACCACGATGTGATGCATACTGTATTCTATTTTGTAACACTTTAGTCGATGCTTCAATTTTTTTTAAACCATCACTAATATCAAAATTAGATAAGGTCGTGATTTCTTTCCGTCTGGTTACTCCGTTACTATTGTGGGATATCGCCAATACAGTATAATCGAATGCATTCATGTCATTTGAAACTAATCTAATAGATTGAATAGGCAAATTAGGATCATGAGTTCCCAGTGTTTCAATTAAATCCATCTGTGCACGTTCTGTTGTTGTTGTTTGTAAACTATCTTGTTCAAATGAGTTGTAAAACATAATTAATTCATTATTTACAATATTGTATGTAGTATCTCTTATTTTGTATCGTAATTCGTCATGAAATTCAGGTGAATAATCATCCGTACCGGTTGGTTGAGTTCTAATTTGAACATATGGAATATGATCATACGTAATATCTTTTAAATTTATTAAAATTTGTAATGATAATATGTGAGATACATACATAGGTTCTTCTTTCATAATTGATAAATGAGCATATTCGGTAGACGACCCAGCGAAATTCCAACCACCCGTAGTTTGATCAACAGTTACTAAATTACTGCTTGTACTGCTAGAAATAGCAATATAATCATCTAGATCATTATAACCTAATTTTTTATTTGTAAGTCTTGACATATAATTAGATGTAGATTAAAAATAAATTATTTATATTATTTATATGATTTATTTTTCATTTTTACTTTTAATTAATAAAGTCATGTTTGCTCTGTTTTGTATATTGACGTCTGTGTAAGTATCGGTCACTACACGCACATCTATATTTCTTAAAATCTGTTGATGACTATTATTTAAATCTAAAAATATTAAATTATTTGCTTCAAATAAAACGTCGTCTAGTGTACTTTCTCTAGAATTATTAATTACTTGTAATATATTTTTTCTTTGTTCTAGAAAACCGTCAAAACTTTCAATTTGTAAATTCATAAGTTCGACTATATAACTTTCACTTTTTTCTGTAAATTGAATTTCATGATTTCCTGTTAAAGAGAAAATATCATCAGGTGCAACATCTATAAATTGATTTTCATAACCTAAAAATTCAGTAAGTTGAATATTAGGAAATTGAAATGTCATTGGGGTATGGTCAGATACGTCCTGTGTTGGAGGTGAGGGTGTACCTTCTTGGTCGTCAAAATTTGGTGGATTTTTTATAGAACTAATTATAGAACTATTTTTAGAACTAGATTTTAATTCGTCATAAGGTGTATATCGTACCCTTCTAATAGAAGTATTATTTTTAGAATAGAACCCAATAATAGGAAATAATTCTAAATTTCCGGTATAGGTCGTCGTACCTAATACTCGCCCGTCAGGATTTGAATCATTATATATTATAAGATCAATTTTGCCTAGCGATGCCTGTATACATAAAACATCATTATTTGCTTCGCCTAGTGTAAAATTTTCAGGTGTGACAGGTGATGTAGTTATTGAATTATTCTCTATTATTTTATAACCTGTACTAGATTGTTCTGCCCATATCCCATACGTTAATTTAGAAGTATCAAAAGTAAAACTACCACCCATATCTTTGGGTTCGATTGTAGATAGACCAATATACACCCCTTCTCCGGGGTTATCACCTAATTCATTTAGTGTAAATCTAAAATAACCACATCCATTGCGTCCATCAAAAGCAACGAGATCAGATGACGCCAGAGAAGCATTAGCAGTTGTTTCAGCACTACCGTCTGTTTTTTGATAAACATTAGGTCCTGTTGTTGAAACGCCTGTATTATCAAATTTATTAAAAGGGTCTATAACTTGAGCAAATGGTCCATAGTCAGTCGTTATTTTAACTTTATTACTTTTTAAATTAACTAACCATCCCGAACCTGCCAAAGTTGGTTGCATTACGTCCATGCTTTGATTTAATTTTTCCTCTATATCGTTTAATAAGTCTTTAAAATTATTTTTATTATATGTTTCATTTTCTAATTTTTCGATCTGAACATCTGTTGTTAATCCGATATTATATCTAAAAATATCGTCCTGTGTTTTATATTGAACTGCTTGTTTTTCAAAACCCACATTTAGTAGGGCGATCTGTGAATCAGGTTCTAATACTAAATCACCTTGAATGTTATTACTAAAAACATTACTATCTGTTGTTGTTAATCTAACTAACTTCATATATTATAATATATTAGATTTTATTTTAAATTAAAGTTATTTATGAATCAATTTATTAATAATATTAATAATAAACATTACTAGTATAGTTTATGAATCAAAAGATATTTCTATTAATTGTTGAGTTAATAATTTTTCTATTTCTTCATCCTTTCTTTTTTTTCTTAAAAATAATCTTTGATTTAATATTTTTTGTTTATTCTCATGATAATAATTTTTAGAAATTTGTTTGTTTTTTATTCTTAATTCTATTAATTTTTCAGGGTCTTCCCTTTGCTTTTTATTATATTTTTTTTGATATTCTAATTGATTTTGTTTCATTTTATAATAAACGTCACCTTTCTCTTCTTTTATTTTTTCATAGTATTTTTTTTGTGCTTTTTTTAATGCTTCCGTTCTTGGCATATATATATAATTATATAAATTATATTTATATTATTTCTAATATATTTTATATATGGAAATTCAATCTGTTATAATACCTAAAAAAAATTATACATACGAAGATGCCGAACAAAAAGTTAAAAAATTGGGATATAGTCCAACCTACAGAGGTAAAAATGTAAAAGAATATAACGCAGGTCAAACTACTAATTTTTATAGATTTCGCCAACAACCACCATCAAGATTTGAGAATGATAGTTTTAGAACCAAAAGAATTAATGATATATATATGGTCGTGGGAAAATTAAAAAAAACGTAAAAACATTTTTAAGGTCAAGTTGTCAGAGGATAAAAGGAATAATAAAATATTTCATATTTTATAAAAATAGACAATAAATAAAATAAATATGTCCTTTTTAGGGTGTTTTAATGGGATATAAATCAATATTTCCCGTTTTTATAGTATAATGAATAAGTATAATAATATTATATAAATAAATAATGAAGATGTTAAGATATAACAGTATACAGTTATATATTTTATTTATATAAATAATTCAATAAAAAAAAAGTTTGTCATAAAAGAAATTGCTATATAAATTAATTCTTTTTTTTTAATAAATATATATCATTATATTAAAATACAGTATACTGTTATTTAGTAGTATCTTCATTATTTATTTATTAATTATATGTTATCTTATTCATTATACTATAAAAAACATCAAATATTGGTTTAAAAACATATAATCATATTAATCTAATATATATATATATGAATCCTACACATGAAGAAATAAAATTAGAATTAAAATATATTACTCGTAACTATTTCCATCATAAAAATATTACCCCTGAAATTTTTGCCGAGTATTTTATTCCTAATGATTATAATACTGTATCAGCAAAAAATAAAAATTCTAAAGGTTATGGCGAGAAACTCTATCTTAAATCTAATTGTATAAAACAACGGCGAAATTTAGTATTAGCACTAACTACAGACGGTACGCATATAACACATCAAAAAAATTATAAATACATGTATAATTTATTAAAAGAATATCATAAATTATATAATACAAAAAAATTAACAATTACAGATGAAGAACAACAAGAATTTTTAGATTATCATGAACAAACGATAATAGATCATGAAGAAAGATTAGAAATAATAAAAAAAAAAGAACAAGAATTAATAGAGAGGGAGCAAAATATTAAAACAGAAGAATCACGACTGATTGTAAAAGAAAAAAATTTAAAAAACAGATTAAATAAATTAAATAATAGACCTATCTTTAATGAAAATGATTCTAATGAAACATTTGTAACTTTTTTTAGACAGCATTTAAAAATAACTAATAATATTAATAATACATTAAGTAAAAGGAATATATCAAAATATTTTGAAAATATAAATAATAAATATGTATATGATAAAAAAGATTTATATGAATTTATTGATAATAAAGCAAAGACCAAATATAAATCATATGGTAAATGGATTTATTTAAGGTTTGTAAATGATACACTTTAATAATGTATTCACGAATTATATTTACGGTTTGTAAATGATACACTTTAAATGTTTTTGATGTATTTTAGTCTTTATATGATTTTCGTAAAATACAATATTTGTTTTTATTCCACACATACAAATAAAATTCATTATAATAATATATATAAAATTATTTTCTATATATTA